CCACTCTTGAATGGGGAGGTGACTCATACCCATAGACTCGGCAAGATCTAATACAGATGTTGCCTCTCCAGTTCCAATATCAATCGTTCCTGTATATGTACTGGTGATCAAATAATGAATTGCTCTAACCACATCCAAGACATGAATCCAATCTCTCTTATGTCTTGTTAAGTATCTTGCAGTCCCCTGTTTCAACATTTCATATAACATATCATCTCTACTTCCTTCCTCTGCCCATACATTAAAGAACCTCATACCCACACTGTTGGGTGGTGCCATGAGTTCGTTTGCTTTCTTTGTAGTAGCATAGGGATTTCTCCACCATTCTTCTGCTCCAGCAGAACTTGCATACAATAATCTCACATTATTCTGTCTGCAATAATCAAAGATAGGTTTGGATTTTTCTACATTATTATCCCAAAACTTTTGTGGGTTATCCACACTATCTCTCAGTGCAGCATAGGCTGCAAGGTGTATGATACAATCCCAATGTTCTGCGAACATACCAGAAGGACCTACAAAGTCTCCGATGTCATCTGGTCTATCCAAACCTTGAACAGTGTATCCAAAAACTTCTCTTAGAGAAGCGAACACTTCCTTGCCAATAAATCCATTGTGTCCAGTTACTAAAATTCTAGTCATTTTCTCCTTTTCCTATGTCGTGCAATCCAATTTTTTGCGGTGTCATCGTTGAGACATTTATGTAAGACTTCTCCTTCATAAACTATCATTCTTGCATTTTTTCCACATGGAACGGCAGCATATCCGTCTTTAGTGAAGAAACCCATCTTGGTATCTTTATAGTAATTATAAATTGATCTGAGTTCCTTCTCCTCTGGAGTCATCATTTAACTTCAATAGTGAGATGGTTATTACAATCACCGAAGAACTTGCCATCGAGATTGTAGTTGAATGAGATACTATATCTTTCCTCACTAGAAAGTGATGGAGTTACATAGTGATCTACATGAGCAGGGAAAATAAACAGACCACACTCTTCTGGTTCAAATCTCCTTTCAAAACTGTTGAGATCATCATACCCAGTCACGGATGGTTCCCAATGACTTGTAATCCATGTGGCATTTCTAGTAGAAAAAACAATATCACCACTACCCTCTGGAACCTGTAGGTAAAACACTCCAGCGAACTGAGTATTGTTGTGGCGATGTTCTGCAATATAATTTCCCTTCCTTTGTAGGTTACCCCAAGAATTGATTCTTTTCAACCCATGTTTACTTAAATCAAGTTGAAGAGATTTTGCAAACTTATGAACCTCAGAATCTATTTTATTTTCTAACAATAATAACTCTGGTTTAGATAATATATCTGCTTCTAATTTTGTAGTCTCGCCATTAGGTCTGTTAACTATATCTGTGTCTGGTGCCCAGTCACAATCTCTCATATAATCCAACATAAATTTAACTTCAGATGGTCTGAAGTCCAAGACAGATTGATAAACTGGTGTTGGAAATAATATATGGATACTAGACATCAGCCTGCATTTAAACTTTCATTATATTGATTGTCAAGCATCCCTGCGGTATGTACTTGTTGTAGTCCGATGTTTCCTTGCCACCAACCAGTAGCAATATACTTATCAGTCATAGGAGGATTGCCTCTGTGCAAGTGAGTGTATCCACCAGGCCAGATAAGAATAGTTCCTTTCTTTGGTTTTTCTCTTCTCTTTTGATATAAAAATTCTGTCTCTCCACCTTCCTCTACGTCATTCAAATATACCATCCATGCCATAGTTCTATTACCCAGATTCCAATTCACATTCTCTGCATGGAACAAATGATATCCTTGTTGTGGTTCTGTCTTTTGAAGTAGACACAGAGAACTTACATAACTGAAATTAGATAGGTATGGATATTCATTAATGTAATGGTACAGGCAATTATTAACATACTTCATCAACTGGGCACACTCACTAGGAGAGAATCCATCCAGACATATTTGTTTATCTTTTACATGACTAAAATTTCTTTTAAAATCTGCAAACTCTGCCTTGTCCATGTAGTCTACAAGGAAATCGCAAAAGCGTGGGTCTACTGCGTTATCAAAAATTCCAATGAAGTCATGAAATTCATATTTAATTTCGGTGTCCATTATGTTACCAAAGATTTAGTGGGCAATGTGCTGCAGAAAACTTAACCTTATTTACTAAAAAACAACCACACTCTTTACACAAGTGTCGTTCTGGATCAAATCTATTACAGTCTCTACATATATCTATTCGTGCTTTTTTAACCTCGTCAGGAACAAGTAAGGTTCCGTCAAAGACGAAACCTTTTACAATATCATAGGCGGTCTTTGAAAGATTGGCCGCCTTTTCTGGTAGGGATGGATCAGTCAACTCTACTTACGTTCTCTTTGATGTAACATGGAACACCAGCAGGGTCTAACCATTTGGTGTATTCAAAATCTTGCATAGCAGTTTCCATTTGCATGTAGTTATCACAAAGATACATGTCCTTGTATCTGCCTGAGTAATTGCTGAACTTCTGAATACGATAATCGGGTTCACCGTTCTCTAACAGTTCTTCCATTTTGATGTACCTATAAGGTTCATTATGTAGTAGAACGTCAATCATTTTGAAACTCCTAGATCTTCTGCAATCAGACTCATGAGCAATGAATACTCCTGACTTGGATCCTCCTCGCTAAACTCATAACCTTCTTGTTTGTAGTACCTCAAAACTTTTTTGTAAATCTTTGGATACTTGAAGTCCAGTGCAAACTCTTCGTCTACTGCTGCCTCCAACGCATCAAGATTTTTCTTGAACTTAGAAATGAAAGTGGACATTTTCTGATTTGGTTTACGTTACTATTGTAGTCCGAGATTTAGTTTTTGTCAAGCACCGTCGTCGTGATCCCAAAGGTGCTGTATATCATGTGCTGTCCCTGCATCAATACACGGTTTCAAAATATCCTTGTGCGGAACAAGTGCTACCTGACCATCAGGCGTATCAATTAAGAAGGTCTCACCAGCTCCCGCTCGATCGACCAACTCTTCAAAGTGATCTTCCAAATATTTAAGTGAAATTACCTTCATTAAACGTTTGGCGATTTAGGTATATGATCTTCTGATCCTGGCATATGTTGTAGAGATTCTGATGCAGAATTTACCTCATTAATATGATCGATCTGATCTCTGTTCTTTAAAAACTCTAACATCTGAGTTGCATGAGTGAGTTCAAATGGATCATCAGGTAAGTTGTCTCTGGTTCCAGCACCGTCTGGTGTCTCTTCCTCAAGGTAAACCATCTGTACATTGTTCTCTACTAACATGACCCAACGCCATGATCTCACTCCCATACCTTTATTATACATCTTGACAGAACATTGAGTTGCAGACATTCCACCTTGTTTTGCAAGTCTAAAAATGTATGCTCCGTTTCCATCTGGAAGATACTTAAGTTTCTTGATCTTCATTTCCTTGAACCACTTGTCCATGACAAATGAATCATTCATAGAAAGAACATAGATCTCATCAACAATAGTTTCTTTGATGAAAGTATCATAAAGTTTTTCATACTCCTTGACCATCTCTGTACATGGAGGTGTGAAAGCACCGCACACAGAGACAATAAGAACATCTTTACCCTCGAACAATGAGTGTACAGATTTCTTCACTAATTTTTTTGACTTGTTATTCCAAAAGAATAACTCTGCATCAGGCAACAAATTCATTTTTCCGTAAAAATAATTTCATGTATAGTATGTATATGGTTACTCAGATAGTCCTCTGAGTGCTTCCAACTTAAGAAACTGTTCGTTAAGATTGTAGTATAACTTATAGTTCTCAGTTGTCAAGTAATACCCAGTTATGTCATTACCGTCACAGGTATATCCATAACCTCTGACTTTTTCATTTACACCATCTATCTTTAGACTTTTGCCTAACTCAAGATAACTGTGGTACTTCTCGTCTAGATTGATCATTGTCTCCAATTTGTAATACGAGTTCAAACTCTTTTAAGATTGAGGCTTCGGGGTCGTGATCTCTAATGTTACAATACTCCAACCACCTAAGCGATGTTTTTTCTGGATCATTTAAACCTCTAGCGTACAATATTGTATTGACTCTATCGGTCAAAGTGCAAAACGTATTTACAATATGTTCTGCATCCTCTCCAATTATATCACAAATTTCATTTCTTGTAGCATTGATTTGATACATTTGAAATTCATTGCCATAAACGGAATGAAATAATCCAGCTCTCACCTCATACATAGGTCTCCCATAAGAGTATAACATACCAGATACTCTTATACAATGAGACAATAAAGAGTCACCTTCATGGTAATGAGGAATCTTGTCAGCACCAACACTGACCAAGTAGTTTATATAGTCATCCATCATCCCGACATGTTAATAGTAAGTGACAATCTAGGTTCGGGACTGGCTGTTACAGAGTGCATAGTTCCCTCTGGTATGATGAGAACATCTGATGGACCTACTTCTTTTGTCTGTCCGTTAACATTCCATGTGCAAGTGCCATAGATGGGTTTCACTATAACATGATAATCATGATTGTGCGGATCAAAACTTGGTCTGTTAAAAACAGTTCCAGCACTTAGGTATAGATTAGCATTGGTTTCTGATCCCTTGTATTCAAATAATTTATCATCAAGAGATCTTAGATCTGATGTCAGATCCATGACGTTACTTAGAAGACTAGTGAAACCCAGATCAAATAATCTCTTCCATCTTTCGTAGATTATGTAACCTCTGGAATCAAAGAATCCATTTGATTTTTTCTGGCACTGATTGATAACTTCAAGAGATGGTTCTGGCCATCTATATTTTATTTGAAGCAGATCAAGAATACCCTCTTGATCTAAATTTATTTCATGTGATTGTATGATGTCTGCCGCCTCTTGAAGATACGGCATGACATCAGGAACAGGTGGTCTCCACTGTTGATAACTATTCAATCTCTTCCCTCCACTCATCATAAAAAGCTATAGCTTCTTCGTAACTCCCTTCTTCGTACAGGTCATGCAACCTGTCGATGATATAATCTTTTGTCCTCTTCTCCTCTTCATATTCTTTGGTGAATTGATGGAGGTCGGATTGGAATGAGGGGTCAAGCATCGAAGTAGTCCTTCCTGTAGTAACGTCCTAGAACATTAGAATTATAGTAGGCAGGCTCTCCGTTGTCAAGAGCCTCAGTCAAAACGTTATTTAGAAAAAGTTGTCTTGTCTCCTCATAGTTTGTCTTTCCAAGGGTTCTATGTAAGGATATGATCTCTCTGGAGAAATTTTCCTTTCCGAACTTGGATACGTCGGCTTTGAGCTCTGGGGAGGATCCGTAATACTTTTTCCAATCGGATTCGCTTGTGACCTTTCTCTTTCCTCCCTTGGGCTTTCGTTTCTGTACAAAGTATTTTCTGCCGATGTACTTCTTACCTGTTGTCTTATTAGTAATGAGGTAGACGTAACCGAAGAAATCGCCAATATCGTCAGAAGTGAAAGGTTTACCCTCATATAGCCAGGGGTTTTCGTAAACTCCTCCTTCAACCATTTCATAATCTTC